AAAAGAGTTTTAAGATCTTGAAACAGGCAAACTTTTGTCACGTGTGAAACCAGGAAACGTCTCGTAGGCGGAGCCCGTGAAAGTGAAGGAATCGGTTAACTTGATTGTGTTTGAAACCACAATCCTGCCTTGAGTTGTGTGATCACAACTGAATCCTGTAGATAGAGCAGTGTGGGTTAAGTCGCAATAATAACAGTGACTATGTCCGCCGCAGAATTTAACCAGCTGCGGAACCTTCTTGCGAAGGTTACTATTGCTGCGCCCAAGAAACGGAAGAACCGCAAGAAACGCGGGGGAGCCTCTGCTCCAAATGCTATCCAAGGAGCGATGGCTCCCATCGTCGTCTCTAAGCGTCCTGGGCGCCGCCGAAAGCGAGGTTTAAATAACTTCGCAAATTCTGGAGAAGTTACTCTCTCCAGGACAGAGCTTCTTGCATCCGTCGATGTGGGCGCTAACCAAACAACCGCCGCGAAAAGCGTTGACGTGTTTCCCTCAAGCGATAACATGTCATGGTTGGCCAAGGTGAGTGCCGCGTTCGACAGGATTGTGTGGCTTAGGGCTAAAATCATTTGGAAGCCGTGTGTCGGCACTACAACAAATGGCTCCATAGTGTTTGGAGTTGATTGGAATAGTAGTGAGACCTCGGCCCCAAGTCGGGACAAAGTCCAAGCATTAACTCCAGTTTGCGAGAATGCCATTTGGCAGGCAGCAGTATTAACCCTCCCACAAGACCGTCTTATGACGCGGAGGAATTATGTATTAAATTCCACCGCTAAGCAAGACCGGCAACCGGGAACCTTCCTCTACCATGCTAAGGCGGCACCGGGTTCGCTAGGTGATTTCTGGATAGAATACACCGTGCGTCTCAGTGGAACCCAAGCATAGGACGTTTCCCTTCTCGCCAACCTTACCCATCGTGTTGATTTGTACATAGGAGATGTTGAGCATGACGTACGTTGTGTTGAACGTAATCGCACTTTTGCTTGGGAAGCAACACCACATGCAGGTTTTCCAAGTTTTGCTGGGCTATCACAAACCGAATATGGCGCTGTCATAATTCGAGAGGATGGAAGCCCATCGAATACGGACCTGGTGTATCCCTATGCGGTCACGCAAGAGGATGCTAACCATGTGCCAGATGTTCGGATTACGGGAGCATTCGAGGACGGGTCGGAAAGAAAACCATATGAACGGCCAACGGTAAGATTCAATTTTAGCGTGGATACCAGATTTCTATATAGGAGAATCGGGCTTTTGGACATTAACATTAGTTGTCAATGTGACGGCAATTTTCTTTATGAAAATGAACCTTGGGGTTTTACAATAAAACCACTCAAGTATTTAAAGATGATTGGCGATTATATATTGAGGACTGATGCTTCTGGTCCAGTACAAGGTCAGAGTATAGGAGTCAGGATTTTCCAGAGCGTGATAGTTGAGGGTGGTTACGTTCCTGAGTTTGTTTTCACCGTCAGCCCGAAGCTACATGCTTATGCGAGCGATCCTCCACAACCACCACAACCAAAATGGTGGATGCGTACGACTTGCACGTTGATTTGTAATCACTTTGATGTTGAAGCAGAAAAGAAGTATTACAGATCATGGGAATACATGGTTGGTGAGGAAGGGATAGAGGAAGAGTTCGATTTCTTGGAGGAGATCGAAGAAGGGCAGGACACAACTTGAACACGGCCCACTACCACTACAAGCACTCCCCGGACAAAACCGGGTAAACAAAGGCACGGATTGGAAGAACACC